GGCCACAAGCCAGGCCTCAGCAAGTTCTATCCCGAGCACCAGGCCGAAGGCTGGTTGTTCCCCGCGCAGATGCACCACTGATCGAGAGACGTGATGTCGCGCCGCCGCCACAAGCCGAAGGTGAAGGAAGCCAAGGCCTATCAGCCGAAGGTGACGATCGTGAACGGCCGGACGCGAACCGAGACGCGCAACCCTCCGCCGGCAGATCTCGACTTAGACCCCGCGACGAAATGGTATCTCGTCTACACCGCGCCGCGATCCGAGGGGAAAGCCAAGAAGGCCTTGGAAGACGCTGGCTGCATGACGTTCTGGCCGAGCTCGCACATCCTCATCACAGCGCCGCGGCGCAAGCCTGTTGAGCATGATGTTGGGACGTTCCCCCGCTACCTCTTCGTGTCGGGCATGCCTTTCCGCGAGCGCCATTTCGACCGCGTCCAGGAAGATCGAACCGTCATCACGATCGACGGTCGCCCGATCGACGACATCAGAGATGTCGAAGGCGTGCAGGATGTCGTCAGTAATGCAGCCGGCTGGCTCCGAGTGCCGAACGCAGCGATAGCTGCAATCGCGGGCTATCAGTCCGGCAAGCAGGAACCAAAGCCCGCGCCTCGGATCAAGGCAGGCGACAAAACGAGGGTTGTTGAAGGGCCGTTCATGACGTTCCAGGCCACAGTGATCAAGGCCATTGGTCTCGAAGAGGCGAAGGTGTTGATCGACATCTTCGGAGGCAAGGTCCCAGTCACGATCCCCCTTGCACATCTCGACGCAGCATGACATAGAGGTTTCACGGTTTGTTCTCGCGCTTGTGCACGTCCGTTCGTCGGGCTCGATGCTATCAGGACCCCGGGTCGCATGGATTGCGGCAACAAGCGAAGCTTTGCCCGGCGTCTGCGGATGTACCAGCGCACAGGGTGACAGGAGCCCGGCCTTATCAGGTCGGGCTTTCTCGTACCTAGGCTAGCTGAGCGCTTTACAGCCGAAGAGCCGCCAACGATATAAGAGATGGGCGCCGTGACCGCGCCGAGGAGTGGCTAGCAGGTGGTTCCTGCGGTGGTGTGGTCCTAACCAGACTGACCCTCGGAAATGCACACGGTGCCCGCCTTGCCATCCCTCCCACCCAAGCACAGGCTCGCTCGCATCTCACCTGTTACCCAACGCAAGCAGGTAGATGCTCGGAGAGGTTCAACACGAGAGCGCGGCTACTCGGCTCGGTGGGATAGGGCCAGCCTCGCCTTCAAGGCACAGCATCCGCTCTGCCTGGGCTGCGAGGCCAGAGGCAGGACAGTTCCGACAGAGGTCGTCGACCACATCGTCCCGCATCGCGGTGATCAGGATCTGTTCTGGGATCAAGGCAACTGGCAGCCATGCTGCCGCATCTGCCATGACAGGGTGAAAGCCCGGCTCGAAGTCATGTGGATGCGCGGTGAGATCGGAGCCTCAGCTCTGCGCCTGAACAGCAAGCGGGCAGTGTCCACCGGACGCGAGGTCTTCGGCGAGCTTGCGCAGGCGCAAGATTAGGAGGGGGGAGAGGCAAAGTTTCTTGCTTCTCCTCTTCGGACCGCGCGCCCAGTCAAGTTTCCGCGCGTGCAAAACGAAGATGATTTCCTGACCTTGCAGGAACGCAGAGTGTGTCATGGCGCGTCCGCGCAAACCTTCTCACCTCAAGATCGTTTCGGGCACCGCGCAGAAATGCCGGATGAACGATGCCGAGCCGGTCGCTCCCAAGGGTGCGCCTGAGGCGCCTCTCTGGCTTTCAGAGCGCGCTGCGGAAATCTTCCACGGCCTGTGCGCCACGATCGACGGCATGGGCTACCTGTCGACGGCTGACCAGCATGTCATCGCCCAAGCGGCGAGTCGGCTGGAGGAGGTCGAGATCACGACGGCCATGGTCGAGGATGGCGGGCGGACCTACGTCAGCGCCGCGAGCTATGACGACCAAGGCCGGGTGCTGTCCCAGATGATGCGGTCGAATCCGATCGTCGCGCAGCGGAGCGAGGCAATGCGTCATGCCCATGCGCTGCTCTCCGAGTTGGGGCTCACACCGGCCGCGCGGTCGAAGGTCTCGGCCGGCAAGAAGGCCGATGACAATCCGTTCCGGGCCCTGATGGGCGGTGGCTAAGAACTATGCGGGCATCGCCGAGCGCTACGCTCGCGATGTCGTCGCTGGAAAGATATCGGCCTGCCGCTGGGTGCGGTTGGCCTGCAAGCGCCATCTCAACGATCTCGTCGCATCGAAGGGAAAGGCCTATCCGTACCGCTTCGATGCTGCCGCCGCGACGAAGGCCTGCGCGTTCATCGAGCTCATGCCGCATACCAAAGGCAAATGGGCTGCGAAGGGCGAGCGGCTCATTCTTTCGCCGTGGCAGGTCTTCAAGACCGCGGGGCTGTTTGGGTGGCTGAGGAAATCGGACGGATACCGCCGATTCCGGAAGGCCCTGATCCTGGAGCCGAGGAAGAACGGGAAGTCGGCATGGGCAGCCGCGGTTGGCCTCTACATGCTGACGATCGACGGTGAGCACGGCGCTGAGGTTTATTCCGGCGCGACCACCGAGAAGCAAGCCTGGGAGATCTTCCGGCCAGCTCGGCTGATGGCGCTGAAGTCTCCGCAACTGGCGAGCGCGGTCGGCCTGACGGTCAATGCCTCGAACCTGCACATGCTCGGCAATGAAAGCCGGTTCGAACCGCTGATAGGCAAGCCCGGTGATGGCGCCTCGCCTCACTGCGCGCTGATCGACGAGTACCATGAGCACGAGACCGACGACATGGTCTCGACCATGGAAACCGGCATGGGCGCGCGCGAGCAGCCGCTCATGCTGATCATCACGACGGCCGGGTCGAATGTGGCCGGGCCCTGCTACCAGATGGTGACAGAAGCGCGCCGGATGCTGGAAGGGATCACCGACGATCCTGAACTGTTCGCGCTGATGTATGGGATCGACGGGCCGGTCGGAAAGCCGGAGGACGACGACTACCAGCCCGGCGACGACTGGACGAAGCCGGAGACGCTGCGCAAGGCAAACCCGAACTTCGACGTCTCGGTGAAGGGCGAGTTCCTCCTCAGCCAGCAGCGCGACGCAATCAACAATGCCAGGAAGGCGAGCGCCTTCCGCACCAAGCACTTGAACGAATGGGTCTTTGCAAAGGAGGCCTATTTCAACATTGCCAAATGGCAGGCCTGCGCGAACCCGGCGCTCAAGATGTCGGACTTCGCCGGCATGCCGTGCTCGGTCGGGCTCGACCTCGCCAGCAAGGTCGACATCGCCGCGGCGGTGTTCCTGTTCCGCAAGCCGACTGGAGGCTTTGCCGCGTTCGGTAAGTTCTACCTGCCGGAGAAGACGATCGAGTTGGAGCCGACGGGGAACTACGCCACCTGGCAGAGGGCAGGGCGCCTGATCCAGACCGACGGCGAGATGATCGACCACGGCCGCATCCTTGAGGATCTGGTCGATGCGTCGAAGGAATTCACGATCGAGAGCATCGGCTACGACCCCGCGCAGGCGACCATGCTTGTGACCGAGATGATGGCCGAGGGCCTGCCGGTGGTGGAGTTTCGGCACACGGTGCTGACCATGTCCGAGCCGATGAAAGAGGTCGAGGCCCTGATCCGCGCTGGCAAGATCGAGCACGACGGCGATCCCTGCTTTGCCTGGCAGATGGGGAACGTCGTCGCCCGCGAGGACGCCAAGGACAACGTCTATCCGCGCAAGGAGCGCGCGGAGAACAAGATCGACGCCGCGGTCGCCCTGATCATGGCGATAGGCCGGCAGATGGCTGGGGGCGTTGGCTTCGACGCTGCGGACTGGATTGCGAGTTACGCATGAAATGGCTTCAGCGACTGCTCCGTCTCGACGGGGCCAAGGACATCGAGCCGTGGCGCGGCGGCCGGCAGGTTTCGACCGAGAACGGGGACAACTTCGTTACCAACCAGGTGACGGTCGCCGATTACCGTGATCTTCGGCTGGCCGGCGGCGCCGGTGTCGTCGGCTTGTCAGCGACCTGGGCCTGCGTCCAGCTGATCGCTGGTACGATCGCCTCGCTGCCGCTGATGGTCTATCGGACTGACAGCAGCGGCATTCGGCGCGTCGCTAAGGATCACCCGCTTTATTTCGTGCTGCACGACAGCCCGAACTACGATCAGACGCCGGTCGACTTCTGGGAGGTCATGGCCGCCAGCATCGAGTTGCAGGGCAATGCCTATGCGCTGATGGAGCGGCGGACGAACGGCGAGCTCAACGCGCTGCACCCGCTGCGGGCCGATCTGGTGAAGGTCCGCCGCGCCGATAGCGGCGACCTGGAATATTCGTGGACCGAAAACGGCCGTCGGATCGTCAAGCGCGGTGAGGAGATCCTGCACATCCGCGGCCCGATGGGCGATGCGGTGTCCGGTGCTTCGACGCTGTCGATCTGCCGCAGCGTGTTCGACGACGCCCTGGCTGCGGAAACCGCCGCCGGCTCGATGTTTGAAAACGGCGTGAACCCGAGCGGAATCCTGTCAACCCCGCCTGAGATCAAGCTCAACAAGGCCCAGAGGGAGGAGCTCGAGGCGCTGCTGGTCCAGAAGTACATGGGTTCGATCCGCCAAGGCCGGCCGATGTTGCTCGACAACGGGCTGACCTGGAACCAGCTCTCGATCAACCCCGTCGACGCGCAGATGCTGGAGAGCCGCAAGTACGGCGGCGAGCAGATATGCCGGCTGTTCGGCGTTCCGCCCCAGATGGTCGGGTTCGGCGACAAGGCCTCGAACTGGGGCACCGGCAAGGAAGTCGATGTGCTCGGCTTCCAGAAGTTCACGCTCCGCAAGCGCATGAAGCGGATCGAGCAGGCCTGCATGAAGCAACTCGTGCCGCTGGCAGAGCGCCGAACGCAGGGCCTGACGATCGAGTTCAACTTCGAAGGCCTCCTCCAGAACGACACCGCCAGCCGGTACGACGCCTACGACAAGGGCATCCGGATGGGGCTGGTCACGCGCAACGAGTGCCGGGCCCGCGAGAACCTGCCCCCGATCGAGGGCGGCGACGTGATTACCGTGCAGATGCAGGACATCCCGCTGGCGCAGGCGGTCAATGGAGGTCAAGATGACCAGGACCCAAACCGCGCCTCTGCTTGAGATCAAAGCGCTCAAGGACAGCGGCGAATTCGAGGGCTACGGCTCGACCTTCGGGGGCGAACCGGATGCCTATGGCGATGTCATCGCGGCGGGCGCATATGCCGACAGCCTCGCGGCGCACCAGGCCAAGGGCACGATGCCCAAGCTGTTCTGGCAGCACAACGCCGACGAACCGATCGGAAAGTGGCTGGAGGCGAAGGAAGACGATCACGGCCTGCTGATGCGCGGCAAGCTGAACATGAGCGTTCAGCGCGGCCGCGAGGCGCACGCGCTCCTCAAGGACGGCGACATCGACGGCCTGTCGATCGGATACCGGGTGAAGAAGTACAGCATCGATGCGGAATCGGGCGTCTGGACGCTCGAAAAGCTAGACCTCATCGAGGTCAGCGTCGTGTCGGTCGGCGCCAACGAGAACGCGGTCGTGCAGAACGTCAAAGCGGCCAAGGCCGCGCACGACCTGATGGAACGCCTGAAAGCCGGGGACCGGCTGACGGAGCGCGAATTCGAGACCTGGCTCAAGGGATTGGGCCTGTCGAATTCGCAGGCGGAGCGCGCCGCGCGCATCCACCTGAAGGGGCAGGGGGAACCTGCCGGAGCGGCTGACGACGGGCTCGCATTCCTGCAGGCCCTGACGGGCTGAAGGCCCCCAACCTCAACATCTTCGGAGCTACCATGAAGACCTTCCTGTCGCTGATGGCGGCCGGCCTGATGGCCCTTGCCTTCATCACCTCCGGCGCCGATGCGCATGCCGCTGTCGGTCCCGTCCTCGCATCTACCTCGCTCGTCCCGCTGGCTCTTGCCGGCGCCGGCAGCATCGCCCGTATCGCCTCCTGCGCCTTCGGCCCGCGCATCGCTTTCGACAAGCCGAACGAAGGTGGCAGCGGCGGCAAGAGCGCGGCCGAGCTGGCCGCCGAGTTCAAGCGCGACTTCGAGACCAAGCACGACAAGGTCAAGGAGATCGCCGAAAAGGCGCTCGCCGAAGCCGAGAAGGGCACTCCTCTTGCCCAGACTGCCAAGGAGCTCGCCGACCAGGCGATCACGGCCATGACCGAGGCCAAGGCCCGCATGGACGAGATCGAGCAGAAGATGGCTCGCGGTCGTGGTGGTGACGACTCCCCCCGCACTGCCGGCGAGCGCTTCGTCGAGGACGAGGGCTTCAAGGCGTTCGCTGCTCAGACCCGCCCGCGGGGCCGCGCCATCGTCGAGGTGAAGGACATCACGTCGCTCACCACCGACGCGGCGGGCTCGGTCGGCACGCTGATCCAGCCGCAGCGCGTCGCCGGCACCGAGTTGCCCCAGCGCCGCATGACCATCCGCGCGCTGCTCGCCCAGGGCCGTACGTCCTCGAACTCGATCGAGTACGACAAGGAGAAGGTGTTCACCAACTCCGCCGCCCCGGTCGCGGAAGGTGCCGCCAAGCCGCAGTCCGAGCTCCAGTACGAGGAGGCCACCGCTCCGGTGCGCACGATCGCTCACTGGATGCGCGCCTCGGTGCAGATCCTGGCGGACGTCCCGGCGCTTGCGTCGATCATCGACCAGCGCCTGCGCTACGGCCTGTCCTATGTCGAGGAGACGCAGCTCCTGACCGGTTCCGGTTCCGGCCAGAACCTCTCTGGCCTGATCACCAACGCCACCGCCTATTCGGCGCCGGGCAGTCTCACGGCTTCGACGCCGGTCGATGTCGTGCGCCTGATGCTCCTGCAGGTGGCGCTGGCCGAGTATCCGGCGAACGGCATCGTCATGAACCCGATCGACATGGCGGCGATCGAGATGCTCAAGGACACCGCCGGCGGCTATCTCATCGGTGACCCGCAGGGCACGATGCAGAAGCGCCTGTGGGGCCTCCCGGTCGTCGAGACGCAGGCGATCACCGTCGACAAGGCGCTCGTCGGCGCCTTCGACCTCGCCGCGCAGATCTTCGACCGCCAGGACGCCACGGTCGAGGTGTCGACCGAGGACCAGGACAACTTCATCAAGAACAAGGTCACGATCCGCGCGGAAGAGCGGCTCGCCCTGGCGATCTATCGCCCGGCCGCCCTGGTCTACGGCGATCTCGGTCGCGTCTGAGTTCGGCTGATGAAGGAGGGCGGCGCGTTGCCGCCCTCTCTATGAGCCGAAGGAGGATCATCATGGAATCGGTCAAGGTGAAGCTGCTGCGCCCGCTCGATGGCCTGCCGATAGGCAGCGAGGCTGAGTATCCGCGCGACGACGCGCAGCGCCTCGCGGACACTGGCGTCGTCTCGCTCGTCGGGGGGAAAGCAGCACCGGCCGTCGAGAACAAGAAGGCGCCGGAGCCCGAGAACAAGGGCGACGTGCAGCGCGCCAAGAAGGGCCGCTGACATGCCCGGCCAGATCCAGCGCACGCGCGGCCTGGCCGCCTATCGCCGGGCGGCGGACGCGGCCGGCAAGAAGCCGGCGAATACCGTCCTGCCGGCCATCACCGGTACGCCGACGGTCGGCCAGACGCTGACTTGCTCGAACGGTACCTGGACCAAGTCGCCGACTTTCACTCGGCAGTGGAACCGCAATGGCGTGCCGATCGCTGGCGCGACCGCATCGACGCGCGTGCTGACGGTCGATGACGTCGGCGCGCTCATGACCTGTACGGTCACCGCGACGAATGCGGGCGTCTCGACCGCAGCGACCTCCCTTCCGACCACGGCAGTCGCCGCGTCCTGACATGGTCCGCACGCTCGTCATCACCCCGCCGCCGCGCATCGTCTCGGTTGACGATGCCAAGGCGCATCTGCGCGTGGATGACGACGCGCAGGACGCGCTGATCGAGGCGTTCAGCGACGCCGCACAGGCCCATATCGACGGGCCGGATGGCTGGCTCGGCCGCTCGCTCGGCATCCAGACGCTGGAGCTGCGGCGCTGCGGATTTCCGACCTGGATCGAATTGCCGTTCGGCCCGGTGCGCTCTGTTGCGAGCGTGAAGTATGTCGATCCGGAGGGTGTCGAGCAGACGCTCGACCCTTCTGCCTATGTCGTGCAGGGCGATATCATCGCCTGCGCGCACGGCTTCACCTGGCCGGGCGTGCGATCGGAGCGCGAGAATATTCGCATTCGCTATGATGCGGGCTATCCGGACACGGGCGGCGACACTCCCATGTCGACCGTGCCGGCGCCGGTCATCGCCGCGATCAAGCTGATGATTGGTGACCTCTTCGAGAACCGCGCAAGTGTCGCGCCCGGCGCCCGACCGAAGATCGACATGAGCGTGACGGTCGAGCGGCTGCTGATGCCGCTGAAGGTCTGGCGGGTCTGATGCTGTCGGCGGGCCAGCGCAATCATCGCGTCCGCTTCGAGCGGCGCGTGCCAGGTGCCGATGACGGCTACGGCAATCCGTTGCCCGAAAGTTGGACCGCGCTGGCGACGGTCTGGGCTGGCTTTCGCCCCAAGTTCGGCCGTGAGCAGCTGGAGGCTGGCCGGCTGGAAAGCTCCATGCAGGGGACGCTGACGGTCCTCAGCTCGGCCGTCACGCGCGCGGTCGCCGCCGATAGCCGGGTCGTGTTCGTGTCGGGCCCGTACAAGGACAAGGCCTGTCAGATCCGGTCGATCGTGCCGACAGGCGATAGCGCAGAGATTGAGTTCACTCTGGAAGAGGGTGGGGCAACGTGACGACTGTGGCCCTCACGGCAGATACGAGCCTATTCGACGCAGCCTTGTCCTCACTTGCGTCGTTTGCGGAGACCCGCCACGAACTTGCCGACGGACTTCTCGCCCTTTTTGACGAGCCGGATCAGCTTGTGAGCTTCGAAGCTTTGCCCGCAGTCGCAGGTGAAATCAGGGTTCTGCTTCAACCATCCGATCGTCTTCGTGACCTCGTCGCCGCACTTTGTGCAGGTGAGACTGACGCTTTTCTCGTCGAACATGGACTTCTCCCCGATCCCCGTCTGATCGGATCATGTGCCGCGCCAGGAGTCGAATCCTGATGCCCCGCGTGACCTTCCTCCGCGATTTCGACTGCCCGTTTCCGGGCGGCTTCGTTGCCTACAAGCCCGGCGGGCCGAAGCTGATCCCGACCGCTCACGCGAAGCTGGCGCGCGCTGCTGGAGTTCTTGCCGATGGCAAAGATGTCACGCCTTCAACGCCGGCTGGACAAGATCCCGATGGACGTGCGGGCGGCAGCGGCAACCGAGGCTCTGCTCGGGGCGCTCGGTCTCAGCGAGGCGATGAAGCAGGTCGTCCCGGTCCGGACCGGCAAGACCAAGAGCACGATCCGGGTTGAGCGCGGAAAGCGCGGTGACCGCTTCTACGTGAAGGCCGGCGGGCCCGCGACAACGGAGGGCGGCTTCGACACTGCAACAGCCTCGGAATGGGGCACGCAGAAGGAAAAGGCCAAGCCCTGGTTCTATTCGACTTGGCGCCGGAACAAGAAGCAGATTCGGGCCGGGCTGGAGCACGAGATCAAGAAGGCGGTTCGGAAGAACAATGGCTGACCCGTCTCTGGCCCTTCAAGGAGCGATCAACACCAGGCTGCGGTCTGGTGTACCCGCCGTCAGCAACCGCGTCTTCGATCGCGTCCCGGCCGATGTCGTGTTCCCCTATATCGAGCTCGGCGAGTTCCAGACCGTCGACGACGGAGCGCAGTGCCATGACGGGCAGGAGGTCTATGCGACCTTGCATGTCTGGTCGCGCACCGTCGGCCAGGTCGAGACCAAGACGATCGCCGGAACGGTTCGCGGCTCGCTGCACGAGGCCGAGCTCGACCTCGGCGGAGACTGGCAGTTTCTCGAAATCGCGCACCAGGACACGCGATACCTGAAAGATCCTGATGGCCTGACCAGCCATGCCGTCCT